TGGAGCTTCGGCTCTGCCACCCTCCGAAAGGAGCGACCATGAAAAATTTATCTATCGACATTGAAACCTACTCCCCGGTGAACCTGGCAAAGAGCGGCGTGTATCGCTACTGTGACACCCCGGAGTTTGAGATTTTGCTATTCGGATACTCTGCAGACGGTGGCCCCGTCCAGGTGGTTGACCTTACTGCCGGCGAGCAACTGCCCCAGGAGATACATGAGTCACTGACTGACCCCACAGTCACCAAATGGGCTTTCAACGCGCAGTTCGAGCGTGTGTGTCTGTCCCACTTCTTAGGTCTGCCTACTGGCACCTATCTCGATCCTGACTCTTGGCGTTGCACTATGGTTTGGGCTGCAACTCTGGGACTTCCACTCTCGCTGGAGGGCGTGGGTGCGGTACTGAGACCGGAGAAACAGAAGTTGAAAGAAGGCAAAGACCTCATCCGTTTCTTCTGCACACCTGGAAAGGCCAAAGATGGCAGCATTATCCGTCATTATCCCCAATGTGCTACGGGCAAGTGGGAAACCTTCAAGGCTTATAATCTCCGGGATGTGGAAACGGAAATGGCGATACAGGAAAAGCTCAGTCATTATCCTGTGCCAGAGTCCGAGTGGGTCAACTACCACCTGGACCAGCGCATCAACGACAGGGGTGTACTCATCGACCGAACTCTGGTTTCCCAGGCTATCCGCTGCGATACAGAATTTAAGCGCACCCACATGGAACAGGCACGTGAGGTTACGGGTCTGGAGAACCCAAATTCCCCGGTGCAACTGAAGGCTTGGCTCTCTGAGCAAGGCGTGGAAGCGGAGTCTTTGTCCAAGGCAACCGTGGCGGAACTTTTGAAAGAAGCAGATGGTGAGGTGGAGGTTGCCCTTTCCCTCCGGCAGGAGCTTGCCAAGAGTAGCGTAAAGAAATACACCGCTATGGATATGGTAGCCTGCTCAGACAACCGTGCCAGAGGGCTCATCCAGTTCTACGGAGCCAACCGCACAGGCAGATACGCCGGCCGATTGGTGCAAGTGCAAAATCTGCCCCAGAACCATCTGCCAGATTTGGACACCGTCCGCTCTCTCATCCGAAACGGGGACTTTCAGGCTGTGGAGATGCTCTATGAATCTGTGCCTCTGGTGCTGTCAGAGCTTATCCGCACCGCCTTCATCCCCAAACCTGGCTGTCGCTTCTTCGTGGCAGACTTCGCGGCCATTGAGGCTCGCGTCATTGCATGGATTGCCGGGGAGCATTGGCGACAGGAGGTTTTCTCCTCTGGTGGTGACATCTACTGTGCTTCGGCAAGTCAGATGTTTGGTGTCCCCGTGGAGAAACACGGAGTCAACGGTCACCTCCGCCAAAAGGGCAAGATTGCTGAATTGGCCCTCGGCTACGGCGGATCGGTGGGAGCCTTGAAAGCCATGGGCGCACTGAATTACGGACTCACCGAGGACGAGCTAAAACCCCTTGTAGATTCCTGGCGGCAAGCCAATCCTCACATCTGCCGGTTTTGGTGGGATGTCGATACCGCTGCCAAGACCTGCGTCAAAGATTACAAAACTGCTGAGACCCACGGCATCCGTTTCATCTACCGTGGTGGAATGATGTTCATCGTCCTGCCCTCTGGCAGAAAGCTCACCTATGTGAAGCCCAAGATGGGGACCAACCGTTTCGGGTCTGAGTCCGTGACCTATGAGGGCGTGGGTGAGCAGAAAAAGTGGTTGCGGCTGGAAAGCTACGGTCCAAAGTTCGTTGAAAACATTGTCCAGGCAACTGCACGAGACATTCTGGCAGAAGCCATGCTCCGGCTGGAGGCCGCCGGATACCGCATCGTGATGCACGTCCATGACGAGGCAGTCATCGAAGCTCCAGCGGATGCCTCCTTGGAGGAAATCGCCGCCATCATGGGGCAGACCCCATCCTGGGCAGACGGATTGCTACTACGCGCAGACGGTTATGTTTGCGACTTCTATAAGAAAGACTAGGAGGATTTTAGATATGAAAAACCGTGAAAGACAGCGTGCAAATAGAAAAATGTTCATTCCACCCAGCTGCGACCGCTGCGACTGTGCTTGCAACCGCCATGGAGCCTGCTTCTCTCTTTCGGATAACATTTTTGGTGACAAGAACTGTCCGTTCTTCAAAACCAGTGAGCAGAATGAAGCGGAGAAAAATGATGTCTTGGCGCACCTGAAAGCTATCGGTCGCGGAGATCTCATTGATTATTACTACGGCTCCAAGGAGGCAAAAGCATGGGCGTAAATATGAGAAACAAAGAGGGCTACCTACGATTTCACAGCCTATGAAGCCCTCTCCAAAATCGAGGCAGAGGCTAAGGCAGTCCGAGCTTTCCGCCCCATCGTGTACATCTGCTCTCCCTTTGCAGGAAATACGGAGGTAAACCAGGAGAAGGCCAGAAAATACTGTCGCTATGCTGTGGACAACGGCTGCATCCCCATTGCGCCCCACATCTACTTCCCTCAGTTTATGAGGGACACTTACTACGGTGAGCGGGAGCTTTGCCTATTCATGGGCACAGTCCTCCTGACCAAGTGCGCCGAGCTGTGGGTATTTGGAGAAACCATCTCCCAGGGCATGGCGATTGAGATTGAGAAAGCACGTCATAAGGGCAAACTCATCCGCCACTTTACCGAGGATTGCAAGGAGGTCCAAGTATGAAAATCGCTGTCGGCAATAGCCGTATGGATAAGAAATGGAAGAACCGGGAGATTACTTGGGAGGGGCTATGCCAGAGGGTCAGCACCACCATCCGCACCACCGAGACGGTTGAGGAATACCGCAAATTGAAAAAGGGCTCCCAGGATGCCATTAAGGACGTAGGTGGTTTCGTTGGTGGCTTTCTCCGAGAAGGCCGCCGTAAGAACGGCACCGTTGCCTGTCGCTCTATGCTGACCCTGGATATGGACTACGGCAAACCGGGGATCTGGGATGAGGTGGATCTGCTGCACGATTTTAAGTGCTGCGCCTACTCCACCCACAAGCACACCCCGGAAAAGCCTCGCCTCCGCTTCATCATTCCGCTGTCCCGTGAGGTTTCTGAAGAGGAGTATCCGGCAGTCGCCCGCATGGTGGCAAAGGAAATCGGCATTGACCTGTTCGATGACACTACCTATGAGGCTTGCCGCCTTATGTACTGGCCGTCCACCTCATCCAACGGAGAGTTCTTCTTCCAGACCAAGGACGGCCCGGAGCTTGACCCAGATGTGTACCTCACCAAATACGAGGATTGGCACGATACCTCCACCTGGCCGGTATCCAGCCGTCAGTCCGAGGTGGTTCGCCGCACTATCGCCGAGCAGGCAAATCCGCTGACCAAGCCGGGGATTGTGGGTGCCTTCTGCCGTGCCTATTCCATCGAAGACGCTATCGACACCTTTCTGGCTGACATCTATGAGCCTTCCACCATGAACGGCCGCTATGACTATATCCCTGCAGACTCTGCTGCCGGTGTTGTGGTCTACGATGGCAAGTTCGCATACAGCCACCACGCCACTGACCCGGTCTGTGGCAAGCTGCTGAACGCTTTTGACCTTGTCCGCTTGCACCTGTTCCGTGAGCAGGATGAAAGCTGCGCTCTGGATACACCAGTGGGCAGACTCCCGTCCTTCAAGGCTATGTCCGAGCTGGCACTCAAGGATGACCGGGTCAAGGAAGTCTTTGCTGAAGAGCGTCAAGCCCAGGCAGCGCAGGAGTTCTTCGATGAGGACTGGCAGAACAAGTTGGAGCTGGATAAGGCCGGCAATATCAAGAATACCCTCCGCAACCTTACAGCTATCCTGCAAAACGACCCTCTGCTGAAAGCACTGACTTTCAACCAACTCCTGGACGGCATGGAGATCAAGGGCGATGTGCCTTGGCAGCACCCCACCAAGTTCTGGCGTGATGCTGACGATGCCCAGCTTATCAGCTACATCGACACCCACTACGGCACCTTCTCTGCCCGCAACTACGACATCGCCGTTGCCAAGGTCACCGATGACCGCTCCTACCATCCTATCCGTGAGTACATCGACCAGCTCCCCAAATGGGACGGTATTCCCCGTGTGGAGACACTCCTTATCGACTATCTGGCGGCAGACGATACGCCCTATGTCCGTGCTGTCACCAGAAAGACTCTGTGCGCTGCCATCAAGCGTGTTCTTGTCCCTGGTTGTAAGTTCGACTCCATGCTGGTGCTGAATGGCCCCCAGGGTGTGGGTAAGAGTACCCTCATTGCCAAGCTGGCCGGCGAGTGGTTCTCCGACAGCCTGAACCTGGGCGATACCAAGGATAAGACCGCTGCCGAGAAGCTCCAAGGCTACTGGATTCTGGAGATCGGCGAGCTGGCAGGGCTACGTAAGACCGAGGTGGAAACCCTGCGTTCCTTCTTGTCCCGCCAGAACGACATCTACCGTGCATCCTTCGGAAAGAGAGCCACGCCCCATCTGCGTCAGTGCGTTTTTTTCGGCACCACTAATGCCGAAACCGGGTATCTCCGTGATACCACGGGTAACCGCCGTTTTTGGCCAGTTAAGACCCCCGGCAACGGCAAAAAGCACTCATGGGAGTTAACCTCCGAGGAAATCCTTCAAATTTGGGCAGAGGCTCTGGTGTATGTGAAGCAGGGCGAGAAGCTCTTTCTGGATGCAGAGATTGATGCACTTGCCAAGGCTGAGCAGCGTGAAGCCATGGAGTCTGACGAGCGTGAGGGCTTGGTGCGTGAGTACCTGGAAACCCTGCTGCCGGAGGATTGGGACAAGCTGGATCTCTACGAGCGCAGGAATTTCCTCCAGGGTGGCGATTTCGGCCCTGCAGAGCATAACGGCACAGTACGCCGTAGCTCCGTGTCCAGCATGGAGGTGTGGTGCGAGTGCTTCGGCAAAGACCGTGCAAACCTCCGCCGCTCTGACAGCAACGAGATTATCGGCATTCTGAAACGCCTAGGCTGGCAGCGGGCAGATGCAAAGGTGCGCATTCCTGTCTACGGCCCTCAGTACATCTTCGTTCCGAAGGGGTGTTCTGAATGACAATGACGGCACCCACTCATAAAGGGAACAAGTACCCAGGCGAAATGCACCCTCACGGCACAAATACGGGAACACCTCAAGGGAACGGGGTGTTCCCCCGTAAGCAACAAGGTTTTCTGCTTTGCTTGTTCCTTGTTCCTACACATTTATATATATCGAAAGATATAGAAATAAAGGTAGTAAATCACCCAAAACACGCATATGCGCGCATAAGGGCATTTTACCGTTCTGAGAACAGCGGAGGTCAATATGAGAGAAAAACAGGTTGAGACAAAGCTGGTCACAGAAACAAAGTCAATGGGTGGTCTTGCACTCAAGTTTACAAGCCCTGGCTTAGATGGAGTGCCTGACCGCCTGGTGCTTCTCCCCGGCGGCAAAATGGCCTTCATTGAGGTGAAGGCTCCGGGCAAAACAATGCGACCCCTGCAGAAACGGCGAAAAAGGCAGTTGGAAGGACTCGGCTTTTTGGTTTTCTGCTTGGACAGACCAGAACAGATTGGAGGGATTCTCAATGCAATACAAGCCACATGATTACCAGAGCTACGCCACCAACTTCATATTGGACCACCCCGTGGCAGCGGTATTTCTGGACATGGGTCTCGGCAAGAGTGTCATCTCTCTGACCGCCATCTTTGACCTCTGCCTGGACTCTTTCCAGGTACGCAAGGTTCTGGTCATCGCCCCTCTGAGAGTGGCAAGAGACACATGGCCAGACGAGATCCGCAAGTGGGATCACCTCAAGGGACTAAGCTATTCCGTGGCAGTGGGCAGCGAGGCAGAACGAAAAGCCGCCCTCCAGCAGAGAGCCTTCGTGTACATCATCAACCGTGAGAATGTCCAGTGGCTCGTCCAAGACAGCGACATCCCCTTTGACTACGACATGGTGGTCATCGATGAGTTGTCCTCCTTCAAAAGCTACCAGGCAAAGCGGTTCCGAACGCTCCTCAAGGTTCGCCCCTCGGTCAAGCGCATCGTTGGGCTGACCGGCACTCCCTCCAGCAACGGTCTCATGGACCTTTGGGCGCAGTTCCGTCTCCTGGACATGGGGCAGCGGCTGGGAAGATTCATCACCCATTACCGCAACACCTACTTCCAGCCGGACAAGCGTAACGGACAGGTGGTGTTCTCCTACAAGCCCCTCCCCGGTGCAGAGGATGCCATCCATCAGAAAATCTCCGACATCACCATCTCCATGAAAGCTACAGACCACCTCCAGATGCCAGAGTGCATCATGAATGAGGTCAAGGTCCCCCTCTCCGAAAAGGAGCGGACGCTGTACGACTCCATGAAGCATGACATGGTGGTTTCCTTGGGCGGTGAGGAGATTGATGCCGCCAATGCCGCGGCCCTGGACAATAAACTGAGCCAGATGGCAAACGGTGCCGTTTACGGCGAAGAGAAAAAAGTCCTCCACCTGCATGACCGCAAGCTGGATGCTCTGGAAGACCTCATCGAAGCCGCCAACGGCAAACCCGTCCTGGTAGCCTACTGGTACCGCCACGACTATGACCGTATCGCCGAAAGGCTCCACAAACGGCACATCCCGTTCTCCACCATGGATTCTTCGGACAGCATTGCCCGTTGGAATCGTGGAGAAATCCCGGTGGCACTCATCCACCCAGCCTCTGCCGGCCACGGACTGAATATCCAGGCTGGCGGCAGCACCATCATCTGGTTTGGGCTGACCTGGTCGTTGGAGCTGTACCAGCAGGTCAACGCCCGACTCTGGCGGCAGGGGCAGAAATCCGATACCGTGGTCATCCATCATATCATCACTCAGGGGACGATTGATGAGCGAATGATGAAGGCCCTTCACCAGAAAGATATCAGCCAGTCCGCCCTCATCGAAGCGGTCAAGGCAGAATTGGGGGTGACCAAATGACAGCAAAAGAACTTTTCCGAGAGATCTCCAACATGGAGTCTTTCATCGAAACCAAGAAACAGAGAATTGCCGTCCTCACCGACCTGGTGTCCAGTCCCGGCGGTGCCAACTACAGTGGGATGCCCCATAACCCCAGCCCAGATCCGTCCCGAACCGCCACCATCATCTGCAACAAAATACAGCTGGAGCAGGAGATTCAGACAGACGAGCAGAAGCTCCAGGAGAAGAAGCTGTATGCCCTGAACATGATTGCCTCCCTGGACTCCGCAGATTACCAATCCATTCTGGTGAAGCGGTACTTTGAACACCTATCCTGGGACGCAATCTCATCGGTGCTTTTCTACTCCCTCCGCTGGACATACTACCTCCACGGTCATGCGTTGGAGGCTCTGGACAAGAAGCTGGCAGAGGGACTGAAAGAGTGCAGTTAAGTGCAGTCGAGTGCAGTTCACTTCACTTGTTTGCAGTCGGCCCCATGTGTTATGATTACAATAGCCGAATAAGCAGAGAGCCATCACGGGAGAAATCCTGTGGTGGCTTTTCTTATGCCCAAGGAGGTGGCAAGCATGAGCTACCGCGGGGTTGGATACCTGGAGCAATGCTGGTACATCCTCCGCTTTTTATAAAAGAACACACGATAGGAGGTGAACCGATGCCGAAGAAACCGCTGCGACCCTGCTCTCACCCCGGCTGTCCCAACCTCTGTGATGGGCAGTTCTGTGAGCAGCACCGCACGGAGGAGCGCCGTAAATACGATAAATACGAGCGCAGTCCCGATGTCAACCGCAAGTACGGCAGAGCGTGGAAGCGTATCCGTGATCGTTATGCCGCAGAGCACCCGTTGTGCGAACAGTGTCTCAAGGAAGGTCGGCTGACTCCGGTGCAGGAAGTACACCACATTCTGCCCGTTTCCAAAGGCGGCACTCACGCAAGGGACAATCTGATGAGCCTTTGCCAGTCATGCCACACAAAGATACATCACGACCATGGTGACCGGTAGGGGCGGTCAAATCTCTACGGTCCTCGTGGTCGGGCAACGGCCCGGGGTCACGTGCGCAAAAAAGGCGAAATCAAAAGGGTAATTAAGGGAGGTGAACTTGGATGCCCACAAAATCGAATAACACAGGCGGGCGCGGCGGCGCAAGACCCGGTGCGGGAAGGAAGAAATCCGCAGTCAAGGACAAGGCCGAAAACGGGAATCCCGGCGGCAGAAAACTTGAAGTGCTGAATATTCCCGAAGTCGAGGGTGTTGCTATGCCGAAGCCCCACGATTTTCTTTCTGCCGAGCAGCGGGACGGCAGCGTCCTGCAGGCACAGGAAATCTACACGGAAACCTGGCAATGGCTCAAAGGCATCGGCTGCGCCGCAAAGGTATCGCCGCAGCTCTTGGAGCGCTACGCCATGTGTTCTGCTCGTTGGGTGCAGTGCGAGGAAATGACCAACCGTATGGGCTTCCTCTCCAAGCACCCCACCACGGGAAAGCCGATCCCGTCCCCGTTTATCAATATCGGTATCAACTACATGAACCAGGCGGTTCGGCTCTGGAATGAGATATTCCAGATCGTGAAAGAAAACTGCAGCACGGAATACGGCGAGTCTACGCCGCAGGATGACCTTATGGAGCGCCTGCTCCGTGCGAGAAAGGGGTAACGCCATGTATGAAAAAGTAAATCCGTGCCACCCGGATAAGGTGGCAGACAGAATTGCCGGGGCGCTCGTTGACCTGGCATACAGAAAAGAAGCGAATCCCCGCATCGCTGTGGAAGTCCTCATCGGTCACGGCGTGTGCCACATTATTGCGGAAATTTCCGTCATGCTGGACAAGGCGGGTGTCACCGCCGCCGTTCACCGCATTGCCGGAAATCTCGCCGTGGACTATGTAGAAGTGCCGCAGGACGGTCACCTTGCCGACAACCAGGCAGACGGCGTCCGCTGCGGTGACAACGGCATCTTCAAAGGAATGCCCGTGACCAAGGAGCAGAAAACGCTATCCAAAATCGCACGGGGCATTTTCTCTGTGTATCCCTTTGACGGGAAGTACATTCTGGACGGCGAACGGCTTATCCTCTGCCAGAGCAACGCATCCTCGGATGTGCTCCGAAAGCTGTATCCCGATGCGGAGATCAACCCACTCGGTGACTGGACAGGCGGTACCGATGTGGACACCGGCGCTACCAACCGCAAGCTCGGTTCGGATATGGCTGACTCAGTGACCGGCGGCGGTCTGCACGGTAAGGATCTATCCAAGGCAGATGTGTCTGTCAACATCTATGCTTTTCTCAAAGCCCAGGAAACCGGCAAGCCTGTGACGCTCTGCTGTGCCATTGGTGATGACACCGTAGACGGCAGACCGTATGAGAAAATCGTGGAGATTGCTCGAAACTATATCCGCTCGGTCGGCGGCTTCGAGCAGTTTGCGGAATGGGGGCTGGTCTGATGAAAACAACGACAGAGATGCAGCTCGTTCCTGTCACAAAACTCGTACCGTATGTAAACAACGCAAGAACACACAGCCCGGAGCAGATCAACAAGCTCCGCTCCTCGCTCCGTGAGTTCGGTTTCATCAATCCCGTCATCATCGACCGTGACTATGGCGTAATTGCCGGTCACGGTCGTATTCTTGCCGCCAAGGAGGAAGGCATCTCCGAAGTGCCGTGCGTCTTTGCCGACCACCTCACCGAAGCGCAGAAAAAAGCCTACATCATTGCCGACAACCGCATGGCGATGGACGCAGGCTGGGATGAAGAACTCCTGCGTGTGGAGATTGAGTCCTTGCAGGCGGCAGACTTCGACCCGCTCCTCACAGGTTTTGACGAAAAAGAGCTGTCAAAGCTGTTTGACGATGGAATCGAAGCCAAAGAGGACGATTTTGATGTGGATGCCGAGCTGCAAAAGCCGATCTTCACGAAGTCCGGCGATATCTGGACACTGGGACGGCACCGACTCATCTGCGGTGACAGTACCAAGGAGGAAACCTACGCCGCCCTTATGGACGGCCGCAAGGCAAACCTCGTCATCACCGACCCGCCCTACAATGTGAACTACGAGGGCAGTGCCGGAAAAATCAAGAATGACAATATGGCATCGGAGAAGTTTTTTGACTTTCTCTTCGATGCCTTTTCCAATATGGAGAAGGTTATGGCGGACGATGCCTCCATCTATGTGTTCCACGCCGACACCGAGGGGCTGAACTTCCGCAAGGCGTTTGACGCTGCCGGGTTCTACCTCTCCGGCTGCTGTATCTGGAAGAAGCAGTCACTGGTGCTGGGACGCTCCCCGTACCAGTGGCAGCACGAGCCGTGCCTTTATGGCTGGAAGAAGAAAGGCAAGCATCAGTGGTACACCGGGCGCAAAGAGTCCACCATCTGGGAGTTCGACAAGCCCAAGAAAAGCGGCGACCATCCTACCATGAAGCCGATCCCGCTTCTGGCTTATCCCATTCAGAACAGCTCTATGGCAAACTCCGTGGTGCTCGACCCCTTCGGCGGCTCCGGTTCTACGCTCATTGCCTGTGAGCAGACCGACCGCATCTGCTATACCATCGAACTGGACGAGAAGTTCTGCGATGTCATTGTCCGCAGATACATCGAGCAGGTCGGCACGGATGAGAAGGTCAGCGTTCTGCGTGACGGCAAGGAATACAAGTTTAGTGAGGTAGCACCCCATGATGAATAAGCCTTTGACCCTCGGAAGCCTCTTTGACGGCTCCGGGGGCTTTCCTTTGGGCGGACTGCTTGCCGGTATCACTCCCGTGTGGGCTTCGGAGATCGAGCCGTTTCCCATTCGGGTGACCACCAAGCGTCTGCCTTTTATGAAGCACTACGGGAACATCTCCGCTATGGACGGCGGCAAGGTGGAGCCGGTGGATATCATCACCTTCGGCAGCCCGTGTCAGGACATGAGCGTGGCTGGCCGAAGGGACGGTCTGGACGGCTCCCGTTCCAGTCTCTTTTATGAAGCCGTCCGCATTATCAAAGAAATGAGGTGTGCCACAGGTGGCAGATATCCAAGATACATCGTATGGGAGAACGTCCCCGGTGCCTTCTCCTCGAACCAGGGCGAGGACTTCAAAGCCGTCCTCGAAGCGGTCATCGGCATCGCCGAGCCGAATGCCGAGGTGCCTATGCCTGAAAAGCACGATGGCCCTACGCCGACCTATACATGGGAGATGGATGGAGCGTTGCGTACCGAACTCTTGACGCACAATACTGGGGAGTTCCCCAACGCAGACGCCGCATCTACCTTGTCGCAGATCTTGCAGGCAGAGGTGCCGGAAAAATACTATTTGAGTCAGAAGGCCTGTCTGGGTATTCTGCGGAGGGCTTCCGCTCGTGGCAAAGAGCTGCCGGAAGTCTTGAGACTTGCATTGGAGCGGCAAGCTTCGATAGGTACAACGGCAGTCTGACGGACGAAACCTCTGCTACTCTCGGCGTGAATTGCGGAATGTCCACCGGTCGCAACGGTGTGGTGCTGAATGACCAGGGCGGCGACCGTATGGAAGTGTCTGAGAATGTGGCGGCAACGCTTCGTGCAGAGACACACGGGCATCCGCCCTGCGTGGTGGAGTCGGCAGGCTTCTGCACCGAGCACTCCGCCAAGAGTCGCACCATCGGCTACGAGGAGGAATGCTCTCCCACGCTCCGTGCAGGCGTTGTTCCTGCGGCGGTAGCACTGGAAAACCATCCGACCGACAGTAGGGTCAAACTTTCCGAGGACGGCAATGTGCAGACGCTGACCTCCCGCATGGGTACAGGTGGCAACAATGTGCCGCTTGTGATGAAGATCCGCTCCGGCTGTGAAGGTGGCGGCAAGGGACCTCTCATCCAAGAGAACAAATCCGCCACCTTGTCCTGCAACAACGACCAGACGCTGTTCGAGCCTTGCGGCTGGGACGGCGGACAGGTTTCTCCGACCCTCACCAAGCAGAATGCCGGAGGAAATCAGCGTATGCCGGACAAGGACAACTTCACCTGCGTCCTTCAGCCCTTCGGCATCTGCTCCAAGGATTCCAATGCCATGAAGTCGGATAATCCCCACAGCGGGATCTACGAAGCGGAAACCGCACGGACGCTTGACGGCAACGGCGGCAACCCCTCCTGCAATCAGGGCGGCATTGTCGTTGTCGCTTTCACGCAGAATCAGCGGGATGAGGTTCGTGACCTCGGTGACCGCTCCGCTGTGGTGTGCGCCAACGCAGGGACGAAACAGCAGACCTTTGTGCTGCAAGGCTCCATGATCGGCCGCGAGGACAGAAACGGTCCCCAGGGCGACGGCATCAACGAGGATGTCAGCTTCACCTTAAATACCGTTGACCGCCATGCCGTTTATGCCATGACCACGGGCAGCTTCACCCAGGTTTCCAAGGAAAAAGCACCGACCGTCCTCGCACGGGACTACAAAGACCCCACCGCTGTCTGCTACGGCATCGGCAGAGACACCTTCAACCAGGGGCAGAACGCCAAGTTCGCTCCGACCTTTGAAGAGGAGCTTCAGCCGACGCTGGTGGCAAAAGGGCCGGGTGCTATCCAAAACGGATACACCGTCAGACGGCTGACGCCCACTGAGTGCGCCAGACTTCAAGGCTTCCCGGACAACTGGTGCGCCGATCTCGGTACGGAAAAACCGTCCGATGAGGAAATGTACTTCTGGCAAAAGGTGTTCAAGACATACTCCGAAGTGACCGGTTGCAAGATGAAATCCGATAAGCAGGTCGCAAAGTGGCTTAAAAATCCGTATTCCGACAGTGGGGAATATAAGATGTGGGGCAACGGCGTGGCGCTTCCGTGCGTATGGTTCGTGCTCTGCGGAATCGTGTGGTATGCACAGTCCGGCGGCGATAATGCGCCGATATAATCTACACCGGAAATGTGCAGATATAATTGGATACATGCCGTAGGTGGCGCTAATATTTGACGAAGTTTGGCTTCTAAATGAAATATTCCTTTCACAAAAGATAAATTCTACTTATGACGGCTAGATTTCGTCTTGATAGGGGCCCGATTCAACACCTTGCTTCTGTAGCTTCGCAATTATTCTGTTTAGCAAAAGTTGCCCAACGTCCTTAAACCATTTAGAATAACCAAACCACTCAACAAGAATAGGACTTACTTTGTAGTATACTTGGATAAACAATCTGCCGTACCACGTTGCCGAAAGTATGTTATCACGAAAACGTCGGAGTGTCCAGACTTGAGGGCAATTATATGAACCGTAGACACACGTTGCTATGTAACAGCCACCGGAATGATATTCATTTTCAAGATAAAGATTCTTGCATTCGTCGAGATGAGCCATGGACGCATCCACGGTGATATGTACACCTTTCGCAATCTCTGAATTAGCGCCAAATATATTTTGTACATTCTGAGAAATATTTGATAAAGCATAGCTAATTGCTGAGCAATCGTTAGAGAAACCATCACGCAAACGCCGAATGAGTTCTGGATCGCCTTTTTGTCCGGCAGAGTTCTTGGCATCACGACAATTGTAGTACCTTCTCATTGTATCAACATAGGAATCGATATATTCAAGGGTACATTCAATAATTATGCTTACGGCATTAAGCTGATCTTGTTTATCGCTGACATTATCATAGATCAATCCTAACGCAGTGGGAATTTGGTCAACCAAGCGGCGAATACGCTGAAAATATGGAGCCCAGGCGGGATGAGGCAAGGCACAGTATTCTGCAAAGAAGTATGCTTCCCAACTCACAGGGTCCTTCTCAAGTATTTTTTTGTAAAACTTTTTAGCGGCATCAAAATCGTTGATATTCTTCGCTCGCCGCGCTGCTTGATATAGGTCATCGTGTTTATGCGATTCTTTCGTTTCATAGATATTTACAACATCTGCGCGGATAGTATTATGGTTAGTACTGTAAAAATTATTGATGGCTTTTTCAACTACAAACACAGTCCCACAAAACTCACATATTGCGGTATCCTTATTACTATCAATTTTGAGATTGCCACCACAGTTTGTACATTTAGCGTTGACTAATGGCATAAACCACACCCCCTATTATTTATATTTTACTATATTATTTGTAGAATGTAAAGGCAGAGAACTTATCGCCGCATAATTTGCGAGCGAAAAAATTGTTCCCACCGCCACTTAGAGAGGTCGTTTAGAGCATTTTGGCAGATGTGACTGAAGTCGGAAGGAGACGCTAGATTTTTTGTCAATTTGTGGAGGCATCACGGGAACAACCATTTCATCCTTTGTGTGGATTCCTGTAGACACGGAGCAGCCTCTCAAATCTGTACTGCGCTTTATCGCGCACAGCAAGCCAAGCGGTCAAAGATCCGCAACAAGCGATAAGGGGGCGATACCATGTGGAAAGAAGGCAGCATCAGAGTTAACGGCGAGGTTTTTCACTACTGGATGAAGCAGTACGACAAAGGCTCCGAGTGGGGTATCGACGGCGGACGTATTTCCAAGCTCATGCTCAAGCGGGACGGCAAAATCGTCTGCAACTACGACAGGGGCTGGGACATTGAACCCGCCGATGAAAACACACAGCTTGCGCTGGAACTTCTGCTCCACAGCGAGAACTGATAAGCCAATAATTCCATAAAGGGACTGAGCCGAAAGGCTCTTTCTCTCGTATATTCTGAAACAGCCGCAGGGCTGTATTTTTTATGCCCAGGAGGTGGTCTCTACGAGAAAACTGAAAACATATAAGCCCACAAGGTTCATGGAGAAAACCTCCCACTACGATGTGGACGCAGCGGATTATGCTGTCATGTTCATCGAAAGTCTGTGTCACACCAAAGGCACCTGGGCGAGAAAGCCTTTCGAGCTCATCGACTGGCAGGAGCAAATTATCCGGGACATTTTCGGTGTCCTCAAGCCCAACGGCTACCGGCAATTCAACACGGCATACATCGAAATTCCGAAAAAGCAGGGCAAGTCCGAGCTTGCCGCTGCGGTGGCACTCCTGCTCACCTGCGGTGACGGCGAGGAGCGCGCCGAGGTGTACGGTTGCGCCGCCGACCGTCAGCAGGCGTCCATCGTTTTCAATGTGGCGGCTGATATGGTGCGGATGTGTCCGGCACTCTCCAAACGGGTCAAGATACTGGATTCCCAGAAGCGGCTCATTTATCAGCCAACGGGCAGTATCTACCAGGTGCTCTCCGCCGATGTCGGTAATAAGCACGGTTTCAACACCCACGGCGTGGTGTTTGACGAGCTGCACACCCAGCCGAACCGCAAGCTCTTTGATGTTATGACGAAAGGCTCCGGCGACGCTCGTATGCAGCCGCTGTATTTCCTCATTACCACAGCCGGCAATGATACGAAGTCCATCTGCTATGAGATACATCAGAAAGCAAAAGATATCATTGAGGGTCGCAAAATCGACCATACCTTCTATCCCGTCATCTATGGCACTGAGGAATCGGACGATTGGACCGATCCTAAGGTGTGGAAGAAAGCAAATCCGTCCCTCGGCATTACGGTTGGCATCGACAAGGTCAAAGACGCCTGCGAGTCTGCCAAGCAGAACCCCGGCGAGGAGAACTCCTTCCGGCAGCTGAGACTTAATCAGTGGGTCAAACAGGCAGTGCGCTGGATGCCGATGGACAAGTGGGACAAATGTGAGTTCGCTGTCTGCGAGGACGATTTGGAAGGTCGTACCTGCTACGGTGGTCTGGATCTGTCCTCCACTACGGATATTACAGCATTCGTTCTGGTGTTTCCACCGGAAGACGAGGACGACAAGTACATCATCCTGCCGTACTTCTGGATACCGGAGGACAACCTCGACCTTCGAGTCCGGCGTGACCATGTGCCATACGATGTGTGGGAACGGCAGGGCTTTTTGCAGACCACCGAGGGCAATGTCGTTCACTACGGCTACATCGAGAAGTTCATCGAAAGCCTGGGTGAGCGTTTCAATATCCGTGAAATCGCCTTTGACCGTTGGGGAGCTGTGCAGATGGTGCAGAACCTTGAGGGCATGGGCTTTACGGTCGTTCCCTTTGGACAGGGCTTCAAAGATATGTCCCCACCCACCAAGGAGCTGATGAAACTGGTGCTGGAGCAGAAAATTGCCCACGGCGGACACCCCGTCCTCCGCTGGATGATGGACAACATCTTCATCCGCACCGACCCAGCCGGGAACATCAAGCCGGACAAGGAGAAGTCTACAGAGAAAATCGACGGTGCCGTAGCAACAATCATGGCACTGGATAGAGCCATCCGCTGCGGCAACGACACCGCCGAATCTGTTTATGATAACCGAGGGATTTTGTTCATTTAATTCCACTGCTGATGCCAGACATTGGCAATACGCCTTTTGATTTTCTGAAGTTCCCCACTTTGCCCTTTAAAGATATATTCCAAGTTCTCATTCATTAGTTCTTCATCCCTTGGCGTATTGTTAGGGCAATATGCAAAAATTGCTTTCTGCACTTTGCTTTTAATTTCATCTTCTGTAATTAAAGACCAAGAATGGGTAAATAACGGCCGATGGAATACCAGATATTCTTCGGACAACTCTCTAAAATCGTAACTTCCTTTTAAGCCAGCGGTTTGGGTTACTGCTGTATCGGACCACTTATCAACAATTTTGCAGAGTGGGCTAAATTCGGGTATCCAATAAACCGCAGCCGAAATCTCAAAACTTCCCTTTGTATGAAGAGCTTTTTGTAATGCGCAAAAGCCCAGATTCATTCCGACGCTGAATTCGTCATCGCATTTCCCTCGGTCAAGGCATACTCCATTTTTGATGCGCCACGCTTCAAAATACTCAATATCATCCACTATTGAGTTTTTGGGTTGCGACAAGCGCGTAAAGTGCTGGACAATATAACCATTGGCATTCTCTGAGCCTGTAATTGCCGGAACTATCCAATTGATTTGGTAGTCAAAGGAAAATCCTGCACTGTGATAGCAATTGACTTCGTCTATGTAACGAGAAGATTCCATAAGTAGGCACCCTTTCATCTGCTTTCTGAAAGAATTATATCATATTCAATGTCCAATAAACAGGACAAAAGGAGGATTTATGTCACTATTTTCAGGGCTGTTCAAATCCAGGGACAAGCCTCAAAACCGCACAGCTGGCAGCAACTACGCCTTTTTCTTCGGCGGCACGACCTCTGGCAAAGCGGTGACGGAACGCTCCGCCATGCAGATGACCGCCGTGTATTCCTGCGTCCGCATCCTGTCCGAGGCTGTGGCAGGACTGCCGCTGCACCTCTACAAATACACGGACAGCGGTGGCAAGGCAATGGCGCTTGACCATCCGCTCTACCGCTTGCTCCACGATGAGCCGAACCCGGAGATGAGTTCTTTCGTATTCCGGGAAACTCTCATGACGCATCTGCTTCTCTGGGGTAACGCTTACACGCAGATCATCCGCAACGGTAAAAATGAAATCGTTGCTCTGTATCCCTTGATGCCGAACAAGATGTCGGTGGACAGAGACGAGAACGGTCGGTTGTACTACACCTATTATCGTGGCAATAACGAAGCCACCAAGAACAAGGAGTACGCCGTAACGCTTCAGCCATCGGAAGTACTCCACATCCCCGGCTTGGGCTTTGACGGTCTGGTGGGCTATAGCCCCATCGCTATGGCGAAGAATGCCATCGGCATGGCGATCGCCTGCGAGGAGTACGGCGCGAAGTTCTTCGCCAATGGTGCCGCTCCGGGCGGTGTGCTGGAACACCCCGGCACGATCAAAGATCCGCAGCGTGTGCGGGAGAGCTGGCAGTCCACCTTCGGCGGCAGCGGCAATGCAAACAAAATTGCCGTATTGGAAGAAGGCATGAAGTACACACCCATCGGTATCTCGCCGGAGCAGGCGCAGTTTCTTGAAACACGCAAATTCCAAATCAATGAAATCGCTCGAATTTTCCGAGTCCCGCCCCACATGGTCGGCGACCTGGAAAAGTCGAGCTTTTCTAATATTGAGCAGCAGTCCTTGGAGTTCGTGAAGTACACCCTTGACCCCTGGGTCATCCGCTGGGAGCAGTCCATTCAGCGGTCACTCCTTTCGCGGGACGAAAAAGCCGTGTATTTCGTGAAGTTCAATCTGGAAGGCTTGCTTCGCGGCGATTACCAAAGCCGCATGAACGGGTACGCCATCGGCCGCCAGAACGGCTGGATGTCCGCAAACGACATCCGGGAGCTGGAAAACCTCGACCGCATCCCGGCAGAGGACGGCGGCGACTTGTACCTCATTAACGGCAATATGCTCCCACTGAAGAATGCGGGTGCTTTTGCAGATACACCTACCGATGACGGAAAGGAGGAAAAAACCGATGAAGAAATTTTGGAATTGGAGGAGCCGAACGGTGACGAACTCGGAGACGCAGGAACAGACACAGGAAAGAACCCTGTTCCTGAACGGGACCATCGCCGAGGAAAGCTGGTTTGACGATGATGTCACCCCGCAGCTTTTCAAGGACGAGCTCATGTCCGGCAGCGGAAATATTACCGTGTGGATCAACTCTCCCGGCGGCGACTGCGTGGCTGCAGCGCAAATCTACAATATGCTCATGGACTACAAGGGTGATGTGACCGTGAAAATCGATGGCATTGCGGCATCCGCAGCGTCCGTCATCGCTATGGCAGGCACGAAGGTGCTGGTATCTCCCGTGTCCATGCTTATGATCCACAACCCCATGACGGCGGCATTCGGCAATTCGGACGAGATGCAGAAAGCTATCAAAATGCTCGGTAGCGTCAAGGATTCCATTATCAACGCCTATGAGATCAAGACGGGGCTTTCCCGTGCCAAGCTCTCGCACCTCATGGATGCCGAAACTTGGATGGACGCAAACAAGGCTGTGGAACTCGGCTTTGCGGACGAAATCATGCAGAGAAACTCGGAATCCGAAGAGGTACCCACGCCTGCCGTTTCCATGCTGTATTCCAAGGCGAATGTGGTGAACTCTCTCATGGAGAAGATCGCCGCAAAGTGTGCCATTGAACCCAAACCCGCTGTGCCGGAGCGCACGGGACGCTCTGTAGATGAACTCAGAGCCAAGCTGAACACCATCAAAAACTACATTTAATATGGAGGTATTTCAATATGACTATCGTTGAACTGCGCGAAAAGCGCGCCAAGCTGTGGGCTACGATGGAGGGCTTCCTCGACACCCACCGCGACCGAAAAGGCGTTCTGTCTGCCGAGGACGATGCCGTTTACGCCAATATGGAGAAGGAACTGAACGATCTCACCAATGAGGTCAGACGCATGGAGCGCCGCGACGCTATTGCCGCAGAGCTTGCCAAACCCGTATCCTCTCCTATCACCGAGCAGCCCCAGAAAGCGACCAGCGAAGCCAAGACCGGCAGAGCGTCTAACGCCTACCGCGAGGATTTCGGTCTGCATCTGCGCGGCAAACGTATGCTCCACAATGTGCTCTCCGAGGGCGTGGACGCCAACGGCGGCTATCTCGTCCCCACGGAGTTTGAGAAGTTCATCGTGGACACGCTCAAGGAGGAAAATGTGATGCGCCGTCTGTGCAAGGTCATCACTACCGATAACGAGCGTAAGATCCCCGTTGCAGCGACCCATTCCACCGCTGCGTGGACTGCTGAAAATGCTGCCTACACCGAGAGCAATCCCACCTTCGCACAGAAGACCATTGATGCCTACAAGCTGACCGACCTTGTGAAGGTAAGCATTGAGCTTCTGGACGACAGTGCCTTCGATCTGGAAGAGTACATCGCCCGTGAGTTTGCCTACGCCTTCGGTGCTGCCGAGGAACAGGCATTCTGCGTCGGCACCGGTACGGGTCAGCCCACCGGCCTGTTCACCACCAACGGTGGCACGGTCGGCGTTACCGCAGCCAGTGCGACCGCCGTCACCACCGACGAGGTGATTTCCCTAATCTATGCGCTGAAAGCACCTTACCGCAAGAATGCCAAGTTCCTGATGAACGATGCTACTGTTTCCGCACTTCGTAAGCTGAAGGATTCCAACGGTCAGTATCTGTGGCAGCCCTCCCTGCAGGCGGGTCAACCGGACAGACTGCTCGGTTACGAGATTTACACCAGCCCGTATGCTCCCACGCTGGCGGCAGGTGCGCTCTCCATTGCCTTCGGCGATTTCCAGAGCTATTGGATCGCTGACCGCACCGGCAGAACCGTTCAGCGTCTGAACGAGCTGTATTCCACCAACGGTCAGGTCGGCTTTGTTGCCACCGAGCGTGTGGACGGCAAGATCATCCTGCCGGAGGGTATCCAGCTTCTGAAGATGAAGGCGTCTTGATGAAAGGAGGCGGCGGTGATGGACGAGCTTCTTTCCAAAGTAAAAGCCAACCTTATCCTGGAACATACGGCGGATGATACCTTGCTGAAAAGCTACATCACCGCCGCTGTTTCTTACGCCGAAAGCTACCAGCACATCCCGGAGGGGTTCTATAAGGAGAATCCCATGCCAGCCACCACAGAGCAAGCCGTTATCATGCTGTCGTCCCACTTCTACGAAAGCCGGGACGGCAGCACGGGCGGCTTTTTTGCGGATAACACCGGAGCGGCACAACAGGTGTGGAACACGGTCAATCTGCTGCTCCGCTTGGATAGGCGGTGGCAGGTATGAGTTTCGGAAAGATGAACGGCTTCGCCGACATCGTGGAAACCCGCCAAGTCAAGGACAGCGAGGGCTTTACTCATTCTGAGGATGAAGTCCTCGCTTCCGTCCGTGTGTACCGGGAAGGTCGGCACGGCTCACAGCGTTGGGCAAACCTCGCCGCATTCAGTGAAGCGACCGACCTGTTCCGCTTTCGGTGTATTCCGGGCCTGACGGTCACTACCGACCATTTTCTCATTTGCGGCGGAGAGCTGTTTAATATCATCTCTGTCGAGAATGTAAAGGGTCGTGGGATGTACATCGAGGTTTTAGCGAAAAGGAGTGAACCCACCATTGGCAAAAGCTGAAATGAAAATGCCAGAGGATTTCCTGCTGAAGATCTCCAAACTCGGCAGCAACTTTGACGGTGTGGCAGATACCGTCCTGCAGGCAGGCGGCGAGGTCGTGCTAAAGAGAGTCAAGAGCAATCTCTCCTCCGTTATTGGCAGAGGGACAAAGTTCAAATCCCGCACCACGGGCGAACTGGAAGGCGCACTCGGCCTTTCTCCCTCCAAGCTGAACCGAGACGGCAACCACGACATCAAGGTCGGTTTCGCTGAGCCTCGCTCGGACGGCGGAAGCAATGCCAAACTTGCCAACATTCTCGAATACGGCAAGCACGGTCAGCCTGCAAAACCCTTTCTGAAACCCGCAAAAACGGCATCCCGGCAGGATTGTATCGATGCCATGACCAAGGCACTGGATGAGGAGGTGGAAAAGCTGTGAGCCTGCTATCCGATTTACAAGCGATTGCCGAGCATTGCGGTGTTCCAGTGGAAACGGGTGTGTTCTCCAGCAAAACACCGGACACCTATCTGGTCATCACACCACTGTCGGACAGCTTCGAGCTTCACGCTGACAACGCTCCCGGCTGCGAAACGCAGGAGGCACGGCTGTCCCTCTTCACAAAGGGCAGTTACACCAAACTGAAAAATGCACTCGTCCGTGCCTTGCTGGGTGCGGATTTTTATATTACCGACCGCCGGTACATCGGCTTTGAGACCGAGACCGGCTATCATCACTACGCCATTGATGTGGCGCAAATCTACGAACTGGAGGAATAAGTTATGGCGACTATCGGTCTTGACAAACTGTATTACGCAAAAATCACCGAGAACGACGCCGGTGAGGAAACCTACGGTACGCCGTCCCAGCTTGCCAAAGCCATCTCCGCTGACCTTTCGGTGGAACTGGCAGAGGCGACGCTCTATGCCGATGACAGCGCTTCGGAGATCGTGAAGGAATTCAAATCCGGCACACTCTCCCTCGGCATTGACGATATCGGCTCTGCGGCGGCATCCGACCTCACGGGTGCGACTATTGACAAGAACAAGGTGCTGATTTCCGCATCCGAGGACGGCGGCGACCCTGTGGCGGTAGGCTTCCGTGCCAAGAAGTCCAACGGCAAGTACAAGTATTACTGGCTGTACCGCGTGAAATTCGGTATTCCGGCGACGAACCTTGCCACCAAGGGCGACAGCATTACCTTTTCTACGCCGACCATCGAGGGTACCATTCTTCGCCGCAACAAGGCAGACGCAGGCAGCAAGCACCCGTGGAAAGCGGAGGCACTGGAAGGCGATGTGACCGCTGCGACTATCACGAACTGGTATAAGGAAGTCTATGAGCCAACTTATACCGCATTACCCGAAAAGACCACTTAACGGAGGTAACGCACAATGGATAACGAAAGAACCGCAGTCATCACGATCGGTGAAGAGGAGTACACACTGCTCCTCACAACCAAAGCCACCAAGGAGATCGCCGGTCGATACGGCGGTCTGGAAAACCTCGGCGAGAAGCTGATGAAGTCAGAGAACTTTGAAATGGCTATCGGAGAGATCGTGTGGCTTATCACGCTTCTGGCGAATCAGAGCATCCTCATCCACAATCTCAAGGACAAGGGGCACCCCAAGGAGCCGCTCACCGAGGATGTGGTGGAGCTTCTGACCACGCCCCTCGACCTTGCCGGATACAAAACCGCTATTACGGAAGCTCTCTACAAGGGCACCAAGCGGAATGTGGAAAGCGAGAAAGACTCAAAAAACGCACAAGTCGGGTAACGGTCTCCGATGCGGAGCTGTTTACCCGGCTTCTCTATTATGGCCTTGCCCACCTGCATCTGTCACAGGATGAGGTGTGGCTGATGCCGTTTGGTCTGCTTTTGGACTTATGGGAGTGCCACAAACAGTATAACGGGCAGGCCACACCGGCACGAGAGCATTACATCGACGATATTATCCCCGACGGCATTTAAGGAGGTGACGGTACATGGCAGACAGTTTCGGACTGAAGATCGGTCTTGAGGGTGAAAAAGAGTTCAAAACAGCACTTGCAGACATCAACCAGTCCTTCAAGGTGCTCGGCTCCGAGATGAAGCTCGCCACCTCTCAGTTTGATAAAAACGATAAATCTGTGGAGGCGCTTGCCGCACGGAACAAGGTGCTGCGAAAAGAGATCGACGAGCAGACCACAAAAATCGACACCCTTCGCAAGGCTCTGCAGAATGCCGCCACCTCTTTCGGAGAGAACGACCGCCGCACCCAGAACTGGCAGATCCAACTCAACAATGCCGAAGCCGCCCTCAACGATATGAACCGTGAGCTGGACGAAAACGAGAAAGCTATCAAGGAGGGCGGCAAGGCTGCGGAGGAATCCGGCAGTAAGTTTGAAGGCTTCGGCAAGGTTCTCAAAACCGTAGGTGTGGCACTCGGTGCCGTGGCTGTTGCCGCAGGTGCCGCCGCCGTGAAGCTCGGAAAAGAGGTCATCGCTGCCTATGCGGACTATGAGCAGCTGGTCGGCGGCGTTGACACCCTGTTCAAGGACTCCTCGCAGGAGATCCAGCGGTACGCCGCCAACGCATACAAAACGGCCGGTCTTTCCGCCAACGAGTACATGGAGACGGTCACGGGCTTTTCCGCAAGCCTCATCCAGTCCCTCGGCGGTGATACCGAGAAAGCCGCAAAGTATGCAGATATGGCAATCACGGATATGTCCGACAACGCCAACAAGATGGGTACGGATATGTCCTCCATTCAGAATGCCTACCAGGGTTTCGCCAAGCAGAACTATACGATGCTCGATAACCTCAAGCTGGGCTACGGCGGCACAAAACAGGAAATGGAGCGACTGCTTGCCGATGCGGAGAAGATATCCGGCGTAAAGTATGACATCTCCTCCTACGCAGATGTGGTGGAAGCCATTCATGTCATGCAGGAGAGCATGGACATTGCAGGAACGACCGCCAAGGAAGCGGAAGCCACCATTTCCGGCTCTGTCAATGCACTGAAATCCGCCGTGTCGAACCTCATCGTAGGCTTTGGTGATGCGGACGCTGACATGGAGCTGCTGTGCAACAACATGGTGGATGCCTTCAAGACTGTGGTGGCAAACATCACCCCGATCATTGAGAACATCGTGGCGGCTCTGCCCACGGCGCTGGATGCTCTGCTGACGGCTGTGGGCGAACTGCTGCCCACACTGCTGGAAGCGGTCACCGAACTGTTCTCGCAGGTGCTGGAAACGCTGCTTTCTTTGCTTCCGCAGCTTATCCCGGCGGCTGTGTCCGCGCTCATGACCATCGTGAACACGCTGATTGAGAATCTGCCCCTGCTCATTGATGCGGCAGTTCAGTTGGTGTCCACGCTGGTGACCGGCATTGCGGATGCACTGCCTACGCTCATCCCGGCAGCGGTGCAGGCTATCGTCACCATCGTGCAAGGTCTGGTGGACAGTCTGCCGATGCTTCTGGATGCCGCGCTGCAGCTTATCACGGGGCTTGCCCAGGGACTATTGGACGCACTGCCCGTGCTGATTGCCGCTCTGCCGGAGATCATCAACGGTATCATTACCTTCTTACTGGACTCCATCCCGCAGATTATCGAAACAGGCATTCAGCTTCTGACCTCGCTTGTTGCCGCATTGCCGGATATCATTACGGCAATTGTGGAGGCTATCCCGAAAATCATAGACGGCATTATCAATGCAGTGCTGAATGCGATACCGCTCATTATTCAGGCAGGCATCGACCTGCTGATTTCCCTCATTCAAGCCTTGCCGCAGATCATCACGACTATCGTGCAGGCGATTCCGCAAATCATCTCCGGCATTGTCAATGCCCTCATCGGAAACATCGATAAAATCATCATGGCAGGTGTGCAGTTGTTCGTTGCCCTGATTGAAAATCTGCCGACCATCATCGTGGAGATCGTCAAGGCGGTGCCGCAGATCATTGCAGGCATCGTGAAAGCCTTCGGCTCTCTGATGTATAAAATCGTGGAGATCGGCGGCAACATCGTCAAGGGACTGTGGAGCGGCATTACCCAGCTTGCCTCGTGGCTGTGGGATAAGGTGTCCGGGTGGATCTCCTCCATATGGGACGGCATCTGCGATTTCTTCGGTATCCATTCGCCCTCAAAGGAAATGGCATGGGTCGGTGAAATGCTGGTCAAGGGTCTTGCAGGCTCCATTGACGACAACGGCGATGAAGCGGTTAAAGCCGCAGAAGGAATGGCAGAGGACATCAACGGCGTCATGGGCAACCTTGCTCACGATATGCAGACGGCTCTGCCCACCGACTTTGACGTGAACGGCTCGATCCGCACAGCAGTGGACGGTGTGGTCGGAAAGGCGGCATCCGCTTTCACCATTGCCCTGAACATTACGAACTTCAACAATTACAGCAGTGAGGATATCCGTCAGCTCACCTCCGAAGTCATGGAAACGGCGAATCAGTTTGCCCAGCGGAAAGGAGTGGTATTCGCATGACCTATTTTACCTACAACGGCCGCAGTTCCGCTGAGTTCGGTCTGCATATCGAGAAGAAGGACGTGTTCTCCGCACCGGAGTACGATGCGGAGTTCATCTCCATTCCCGGTCGGAGCGGCGATATCATCAACCCCAACCGCCGTTTTTCCAACATCAAGGTCACTTACACCGTGTTCCTCGCTCGGAAGAATATAGCCGCACTTGTCTCCGTCCTGCGGGACATCAAGGGCTGGCTGTATTCCGAGCCGGACAGATACCACGAAATCACCGACTCCTACGATGCGGAGTATTTCCGCTACGGCGTCATTTCTGGCAATCTGGACATTGAGGAGCAGCTGAACAAGGTCGGCAGCTTTACCGTGACCTTCAACTGCAAGCCTTATAAGTACAGCCTTGCGGGGCAGGAAACAGTGTCGGCTGACGCTTCTGAACTGACGATTACCAATCCGACGGCGTTTGAGAGCCGACCGTATATTAAGCTCTATGGCAGCGGTACGGTGGTAATAATGATACAGCCCCAAGGTCGAGGTATGATGATTTCCAATCTGGATGAGTACATCGAGATCGACAGTGAGCTGATGAACTGCTTCAAAGGCACCACACTCAAAAACGATAAGGTTAAGGGTACGGAGTTTCCCGTTCTCAAGTCGGGTGTTTGCACAATTAACTGCACTGGTGATGTGTCAAGGATCGAGGTCATTCCGAGGTGGTGCTGTTTGTAAGGGCGTTCCCGATTGTAAGTAGTAGAAAAATTCAAAAAGATATGGTATAATATCTTTGATTAAGAACGATACAATTAAGTTTTTAAAGCCGATAAGCTCTATTTTGAAAGGGATAATGAATTCGAAAAACAGAGCAAAGGAGGTCGTTAAGTGGCAAAGTTTGATTTCAAGAAGAAGTATCTTATCATTTATTTGTGCCTGATTGTTTTCGACGCCTTTCTTATGCTGTGCCGCTGGTTGGAGCATATTGTCCCGAATGTGCGCCTGCTGCCTGACTTTTTGCTTGACCATATTACCAATTTTGCACTTTGTATGCTGCTCCTGTTGATTTTCGGAATTACCGTTCTGTCCTTTGGTGGAAAGTTTAGAGGCATTACGGCAGTGGCATTGGTAACGAGTGTATTAAACATTGGGTATGAGTGTTTTATTCCAATACGGAATACCCCCGACATTCTGGACGCCGTGTTCGGCGTTATCGGCGTTGCAGTCGCATACATTTTTCTGATACTGCTCAGGAAAAACGGACTGATTGTCAAATAGGGCACCTGACATCTTTAAAATTGCAATATAGTTTTGCCGACCACCGTGGAGTAATCCCCGGTGGTATTTTTATGCCCGGAAGGAGGTGGTTTTCATGATTCCGGTGCTTTATCCACCCAACGCTGCTGACTTTTCGACATTCGGCCTTGGTGTTATGACGGATACCATTTCCTGCGAAGTCACTGAAGAGCGAAACGGTGTGTTCGAGTGCTTACTCAAATACCCGGTGAGCGGTCAGCATTACGAACTTATCGCCAAGGAATGCATCGTCAAGGCAAAGCCCAACGATACCGCCGCCGACCAGGCATTCCGCATTTACCGCATCACGAAACCCTTAAACGGCATCGTCACCGTCTACGGTCAGCACATTTCTTATGACCTTGCCAATGTGCCGGTGCTGCCGTTCAGTACCGATAGCCGCTCTCCGCAGCTTATCCTCTCTCAGCTTCTTGCCGGAGACACACGCTTTACCGGCTGGACGGACTACTCGGATGCAAAGGCATTTTCCGTCACCCAACCGAAAAGTGTCCGAGCCTGCCTTGGCGGCACGGAAGGTTCCATGCTCTCCAAATGGTATGGTGAGTTTGAATGGGACAACTTCACGGTAAAGTTCCATTCGCACCGTGGGCGGAAGACCGGAGTGGTCATTGAATACGGCAAGAACCTCACCGCCATGGAGCAGGACGAGGACAACAGCGGTGTGTATACCGCACTGCTCCCATATGCCGTGTACACACCGGAAGGCACGGACACCGAAACGGTGGTCACGCTGCCGGAGGTTACGCTCCCCATTGTGACTTCGGAGATCGTCCGGGCAAAAACGCTCATCATGGATTTCTCCGACCAGTTTGACGGAGTTGTGACCGAAGAAGCCCTCAGAGCCAAAGCCAACAGCTACATCAAGGCAAACCCGCTGGGAGCGACCATTCCCACAGTGAAGGTGTCCTTTGAGCCGCTCTGGAAACAGCCGGAGTATTCGGCACTCCTGGAGCGGGTCAACCTCTGCGATACCGTCACCATTCGGCATTCACTACTTGGTGTGAGCGTGTCGGCTATGGTCATTGAAACCGTGTACGACACTCTTGCCGAACGGTATGTGAGCATTTCCCTCGGTCAGAGCAAGTCCAGTATGATCACCACCATCTCCGAGGTGCAGTCCTCGGTTGATAAGGTGGAATCCACGGTGGGACGCTTTCCGAAGCTGCTCCAAACCGCCATCGGCAAGGCCACCGGGCTTATCACCGGTCAGAGCGGCGGCTATGTGGTCATCCACACCGGCGAAGAGAACGGACAACCCTATGAACTTCTCATTCTGGACGCTCCATCTATTGACGAAGCCGTGAATGTCTGGCGGTGGAATGTAGGCGGTCTGGGCTTTTCCCATAACGGCTACAACGGTCCCTATGAAACTGCCATCACGGCAGACGGTCAGATCGTAGCGGACTTCATCACCTCCGGCTCCTTGGTGGCGAACATCATCAAGGCTGGTGTCATTCAGTCACAGGATGGCTCGTCCTGGTGGGACTTGGAGAGCGGCGAAGTCGTGCTTCGAGCCTATGTTTCGACCGATGAATTTGCAGAGAAAACGGCCTATCTCCAGCAGAATGTGGATGGGCTGAACAGCTATGTGGCGACCCTTACCGAAACGGTGGAAACAGTGTCCAACGACCAGGGCGTCCTGGAGGAACGGGTGCTGAACTCCGAAAGCCGTGTTTCGGAATTGGAACACACGGTGAATGGACTGTCCGTCACCATGCAGGAGCAGTACATCGGCGGCATCAACTATGTGCAGAATTCCTCCGGGCTGAACGGCATCACGGACGATTGGAGCTACTCCGGTACGGTGAAAACGGATGCCTCCACAGATACGCAAAACAACACCATTTCCGACTCCTGCTTTGTGCTGGGCGCATACTCCTCGTTGTCGCAGTACATCCGAGGTGTGGTTCCCGGCACTTATACGATCTCGGTCCGGGCAAAGAAAACCTCGACCATGTCCGGGTATTTCTATGTGACCTACAACGGGAACAAGACCAAGTACCTGTTCAATAAGTCCACGGCGTTTGACTGGACGGATTACTCCGTAACGCTCACGGATGTGACTGACCCCACGCTGCGCATTTACTGCTACTGTCGGGATGCGTCCATTTATCTCGCCGACATCATGATTTCCGAAGGAGCGATTCCCCGAAAGTGGACGCCTGCTCCCAACGAGATCTACACTCAGGAGGTCAAGATCGACAAGCGGGGCATCGAGGTATCCAACAGCGCATCGTCTCAGCGGACGGTCATCACGAACACGGAGTTCGCCGGTTATTACAACGATGAGGTGATCTTTACCCTGAACAAGGACGAAACGCAGACTAAGAAAACCACGGTGGACGGCGAGCTGACCGTGGGCAAAACGAAGTTTGTCCCGATGCCAACGGCGTCCGAAGGGCTGAACATCGTCATTCTGGACTAAGGAGGGAAAGCTATGGCAACTTGGAAAAGCGCGGCATACGATGGGCGCTATCTTCAACTGGACATTTCAGAAAGCGTGAATGTGGTCGGTAACAGCTCGACACTTTCCTGGACGCTGACCTCTACCGGTGGCGCATCCACTTACTACACCATTGACACGACCACTGTAACGATCAATGGTACGACCGTATACTCAAAGGGCCGTACCTATTGGGATGACCGTGTTTTCCCGGCAAAGAAAGGTTCTGTCAGTGGCACGATTACTGTAGCTCACGACAGCAACGGCAGCAAAACGATTGCGGTCGGATTCTCGACCCGTGTTTATATCTACGGTTCACAGGAATACGGCGGCAGCATGACGCTGACTACCATTGACCGCTCTGCTCCCACAGTTACGTTCAGTACATCGAATGTCACGGCAAACGGGTTCAAAATCTCCGCTACATCCTCTGCCACGGCGGACATCTGGCAGTACAGCACAAACGGCGGTTCGAGCTGGACGCAGTTCTCAACGACGGCATCCACCAGCGCCAGCGTAACATTGTCCTCGCTTTCGCCGAACACGAGCTATACGGTGAGGGTCAGAGCAAGGCGGCAATACAACCACGTCTACGGCACTTCCGGCAGTTCCACAGTCAAGACGCTGGGCGGTGCTGTGGTGAATAGTGTCAACACGGTGACGGCGGACAATGCCACGGTTTCCATTACCATCAATGTGACCGTGTACGAAGCCTCCTACACCAATACGCTGGTGCTTAAAAACGGCAGCACGACCATCCTGACTATTTCCGGGCTTTCCTGGTCGAAGGGCACGGCGAACCGCACGGTTACGCTGACATCGGCGCAGAGGACAACGCTGTTGAACGCTATGGCGTCCATCAAATCGTTCACAGGTACCTTTGCGGTTTCGTCTTACAGCGGGTCTACGCAGATCGGCAGCACCTCAAGCAAGACCGCCACGGTACTGACCACGGCAACCAATTCTGCTCCGACCATAAGCGGATTCACTTATGCCGACAGCTACACGACCACAAAGAACCTCACGGGGAACGACCAACTGTTCGTGCAGGACTACTCGACTCTCAAGGTTACACCGGGAACAGCGACTGCGAAGAACGGAGCGTCCATTTCCAACTATACCGCTTCCTGCAACGGTTTATCCGCATCCAATTCAACTGGGTCTGCTATCACAGTCGGAAAGATCGCCAAGTCCGGCAGTGTGACGGTCACGCTCTCGGTCACGGACTCCCGCGGCTACACCGCCGAAACTTCACAGACGCTGACGGTCATTCCGTACACCAAGCCGAAAATATCCTCGATAACGCTCCGGCGAACCAACGATATCGAAGCGGAAATGCAGCTCAAATTCAGTGGCTCTATTTCTGCTGTGACCGTAGACGGGACGCAGAAAAACAGCGTGGTTTATGTGCGGTATCGGTACAAGAAAACCAGTGAGAGCAGCTACGGCAGCTACACCAGCATCTATTCCGGCACGACAAAAAGCGGAACCTCTTTCAGCTACTCCAATTTGGAACTTTGCAATCTGGATGCCAACAGTTCCTACGACTTCCATTTGCAGATCCAAGACAAGCTCTATTCTTTGAGCAGCCTGGATCTGTATTTTACTGTCCCGCAGGGTACGCCGCTCATTGCGCTTCGGAAAAAGAAGGTCGGCATCAACACGCCGAACCCGCAAGCCACGCTGGATGTGGACGGCAGCATCCACATGAACGGCGTCAATGTCCACGGCAAAATGGGCAGAGTGGACGGCTCGACCACCGACCTCAACAATGTGAAGACTCCCGGCT